AGAACAACTGGGATAGACACTTTATTAAACGCATATAAACTCATATTTGTAGATGCGAATAAAAATATAGTAGAAGATGGAGAGATTGTATGGAGGCGAGTGCATGAATATATAGACTATCTTAAAGAATTAGAGCTTAGTAATATTAAATACGAATATATTATCAGAGATAGGCTCTCAAAGAGACTAAATGCCGATTCTCTCATTATAGTCCAAAATGAAATTGAAAACAAACTGAATAATTCTCCAATGTTGAACCGAGATATTGAAAGATTCATTGATCCGTGGAAGTGCGGATGGGAGCATAGATACTATAATTCACTATTCGACGCCAGTTTATCCGACGTCGATGAAATAAGTAAAAATTATCTGGAAGGAATAGAATGGACGTTTAAATATTACAGCATAGGATGTATCAATTGGAGATGGGTATACAATTACGCGTATCCCCCGCTTTTAACAGATTTGGTAAAAAGCATTCCGCATACAAATGATGCTAAGATAACTATCCCCGAAGGGACGTCGAATAAACCAGTTAATGCATATATACAACTAGGTTACGTGTTACCTAAAAATAGCTTGGGGTTAATTCCGAATAATATCGGAATTAATCTTTTGAAAATCAGACCAGAATGGTATAAAGAAGACTGTAGGTTTGAATGGTCGTTCTGTAAATATTTTTGGGAATCGCATGTTGCTTTACCGCATATAAATTTCGAAGAGTTGGAAAATACAATTGAAAAGTTATAAATTGGATTTAAGTATTTTTCGAGTGACTACATCTCGTAAATTATCTCTGAATATGGTTTGAGGGACAGGGCATTGAGAGATGTAGCTGTCTGCGTCCTTTATATTTATCTGAATTATATCATCATACTCCTCTTCATAATCGTCCGTTAATAGCAATCCTTGTATAAAATGTTCTATTGCAGACATTGTTACTTTGCCTAAATAATCGCTCGAACTAATCGCACATTCTTCTCGGTCGAAACGCGCTTGTTTCGCATAGTAAGGTGTATCGCATTTTGATATACCAATTCCCATTAGTAATACAATATAATTTATATTCCTAAATAAAAATTGAAATATTAAAACAATATTGTTGCTTTAATAAAAACAATATTATTGCTTTAATAAAAACAATATTATTGCTTTAATAAAAACAATAATGATGACGCATGAATACGAAGGAGTGAAATCGTTTAAGCAATGGATTTCAAAAAGGAATGAACTACCGTTACGAAATAATAATTCTGATAAACAGTTTAAACTAGAATGTAAAAAAACTAATTTGAATTGTTTATCAGAATTCAAGAAAATATCAGAAATAATTATAAAATGGATAAAAAATCGGGATATAACAATTGACACAGATGAAATAAATGTAGAATATATAAACCTATACATTAAAATCGTTTTGAATATAAACGATTTTAATAATTTTAAAATATCATCGTCGTATATCCACGATGATTTAGACACAGAGGAGCAGCCTTTATGGTATGTAGTTGATTTTAAATTAAATATAATAAATTTGGAACTTTTAAAACGTGAAAATAAGAAGAAGGAAAAGGAAAATAAGAAGAAGGAAAATAAAAATGAAAAACTCGAATGAACGAAATATAGATACAATTAAATATTATCGGATTAGGGTTTCCTGCGAGTGAATCTGGTGATGCGTTTTTTATTCCGGTATGTCGTCCTTTTACGACGTCGGATTGTGCGTTTTCCGCCTAATTGTTTCATTTTTGTAGTCTTTTGGTCTACCCCCTTTTTTTCTTCTTTATCTCTTTTTTTTATAGCATTGTCTTTATCGTTCTTCTCTTTTTGAGCTTTTATAATTGGCGCAACGTCTTCATTACACAACGCACTTAATTTAGAGGATAATTCAGGAGATTTATTTAGAGCGTTTACAAATGGCGCGTCCTCGTGCACCATATCAAGCGTTATTTCTTTAATTATTCCTGCTCTTTTATGTTTTTCGGAATGATTCATTGCCATTTCAGATTTATTTTGACCCAAAGAGTTTAAACTTTTATATATGTTATTAATTTCGGAAAAATTGTTCCGCACACCAAGCTTTAATGCTTCTCTTAATTTAACCATATCCGCGTTGTTCTGCAACTGGTTCAATAACACATTTGCATCATGCTCATTCAACCCAAGTTCTTTGTACATTGCCATAATTTTGTTCGGATTTGTATATACAGATTCTCGCACTATGGTGCCTGACATTTGTTCGGTAGTTATATCGCTAATATCTGCAGAACCGGCAGCATCGACGCGCGTTAACTGTTTGATATATTTGTCGAATATACGATTCCCGTCTACATCGAGCTCATTAAACGTTATTTTTTTATGTAAATCGCTTAATATTTTAATTACGCCAGTGTATCCGCCTATTCTATCAGACCCTACAATAAGTTCCATATTTGTCGGACGATGCCCCAGTCCAGTTTCTATTGAAATTATTCTACATACCTGGTTATAAATGAAACCCAAATGTCCACAGGTATCGTTAAATGTGTCAGACCGAGGATTAATATCGCGTAAACATAATATAGTTACTTCGATTGAATTCCATAGCGGATTTGTTTTTTTCAAATTAGGTATCATAATGTCTGTTAGGAGTTCCCGTTTTCGGTTGCACCCTAACGGGTTTTTCGCATCGCTTCCATATACAGTTTCAGAATGGGATAGAATGATATAAACTCGCCCACGTCCCAAATCATCTGGAGGCAGATCAAAATTGGATTGCATCATAGTTGCAATTAATTTAATATGACCGGGAGTGGGAGGGTTCATTCGACCTATTGTAAATATAATAGTATTTTTTGAACTTTCTGACATATATTATGTTTTTATTTTTAGTTAACAATCTCATTTTTATATCTATTTAGTAATCACTGTTGTTTTTATATCACGAATTTATTATTATCATCATCGTACAAGATTGCATGAATATTATTTTAATCTAGATCGTCCGCCGCAACATATTCTTCGTTATTGTCATCGGCAGATTTAGACGACTGTAGTTTATCATTTACACCCTTCATACTTTCTTCGCATGATCTTAATTTTTCGTCCAATGATTCGGATGAAGCATCGGGTGAACTTTCCATCCAGTCACTTACTTCTTTCACTCCTTTTTTTATAACTTCTATCTCCATTTCAGACAATTTCCCCGAAATTTCTTTATTTTCCAACTTACTCTTCCAAGTATAAACATAATTTTCTAATTTATTCCTCGATTCGATTCTTTTTAGATGCATAGTATCCTCTTCTTTTAATTTTTCCGCTTCCTTAATCATATTATCGATCTGTTCCTTGGATAAATGTCCTTTATCGTTCTTAATTGCGATTTTCTCGCTTTTTCCAGACGATTTATCACAAGCAGTTACATTTAACATTCCATTTGCATCTATATCATACGTCACTTCTAGTTGAGGAATGCCTCTTGGTGCCGGTGGAAGTCCAGTAAGTTCAAACTGACCAAGCATATTGCAATCTTTCGTAAGAGCCCGCTCCCCCTCAAATACACGTATCGTTGCAGCCGGTTGATTGTCGACATATGTACTAAATGTCTGTGTCTTCTTCGTAGGGATAGACGAATTTCTTGGTATCATAACCGTCATCACCTTTCCCGAAGTTTCGATTCCGATAGAAAGCGGAGCTACGTCAACTAATACAATTCCTTCTAACTTCTTTGAGGTATCCCCTGTTAAAATAGCTGCCTGTACTGCAGCACCATACGCAACAGCTTCGTCGGGATTAATAGATTTACACAAATCCTTGCCGTTGAAAAAATCAGATAATAATTTCTGTACTTTTGGAATTCTAGTTGAACCTCCGACAAGCACGACGTCGTGGATAGAACTTTTATCCATCTTCGCGTCCCGCAATACCTTTTCGACCGGATCAATACATCCTCTGAATAAATCTGAACATAATTCCTCGAATCTAGCCCGCGTCAGCGTCGAATTAAAATCGATACCTTCAAACAGCGCATCAACTTCGATAGTAGCCGACGCAGTTGTGCTTAATGTACGCTTTGCTCTTTCGCATGCAGTTCTCAGACGCCTAACCGCTCGTTGATTGTTGCCAATATCAAGTTTATGCTTGCGTTTAAATTCTTCCATAAAATAATTAACTAGCCTAGAATCGAAATCTTCACCACCAAGATGTGTATCTCCTGCAGTAGCACGAACCTCGAACAATCCATCATCAAGCGTCAGCAGACTCACGTCGAACGTTCCTCCTCCTAAATCAAAAATGAGTACATTTTTCTCACCGGTATGGTTCTTATCTAGACCATATGCCAGAGCAGCCGCAGTCGGCTCGTTAATTATTCGCAGTACTTCCAGACCACAAATCCTAGCAGCATCTTTGGTAGCCGCTCTTTGTGAATCATTGAAATAAGCTGGAACGGTGATAACTGCTTTTGATACACTACATCCCAGATAGTTTTCTGCAGTTTTTTTCATCTCACCTAATACCATTGCTGATATTTGCTCGGGATAATATGTCTTATCGTTCGACAATGAAACCATCGGCTTATCGTCTTTATCCGCGACAAGTTTAAAAGAGTAGTGTTTTAAATCACTCTGAACGATAGGGTCTGAAAATTTCCGACCAAGGAGGCGTTTTGCATCGTAAACGGTGTTGCGTGTGTTCATCGCAACTTGATTTTTAGCGGATTGGCCGCACAGAGTTTCTTTATCAGTAAAAGCTACATACGACGGAGTTGTTCTATCGCCATCACTGTTCGCTATAATCTCGCATACCCCGTTCTGGAATACTCCCACGCACGAATAAGTAGTTCCCAAATCAATACCAATTGCCTTTGACATTAACTAATTAATAATATGATTATTCTTTAAATAATTATAACAATTAAATTAAATTGATTCGTTTAATTGTTATATTTAAATCATAATAAAATGGTTGATTTAGATGATGAATGGTCGGCATTCTGCGATAATTCGGACGAATATATATTGCCGATAGATAATCCAGCATATCTTACCGAAACTAAACATGTATGCGATGATATACCCCGGCAAATAACGCCGCTGTATATATCAACCCAGACTGTAATCACACGTCTTAATGTGCCGAAAGTAGATTTAAACAGTATTTTTTGGAAAATACCATTGATAAAGTATCATGAGCAAAAAGAAGGGTTTATAAAAAAACAAATTAAATTTAATTCAGCCACGAAAGAAGAGGTAGAATATATAAATGAAATGAAAAAGCAATATACATTTATTGACGAAACTATTATAAACCATATAGATAATCCGTCTGGAAAAGTGCAATTTAAAGATGTTAGAAAAGTGAGTATTGGGATAAGCCGGAAAGACATTGTAAGTTTGCGGCGGAAAAAAAAAGGCGCGTTTTATAACTGCTTTGTATTAATAATGCGTTTAAACGTTGAAGGAACATTTAAAGAGTTTCATATTAAATTGTTTAATACGGGCAAAATAGAAATTCCGGGAATTCAGAATACAAATGTATTAGATAAAGTGTTTGCATTTTTAGTAGCAGAATTAATACCATTTATTCCCGAAATTTCGCATCAATATATAACTTTAAATACATATGTAGTGTTAATAAATTCAAACTTTAATTGCGGTTACTATTTGAATCGGTCTGCTCTTAATAATTTATTCAAGCATAAATATAATAGTAAAATTCGTAGCAACTACGATCCTTGCACTTATCCAGGAATTCAATGCTCTATATACATTGATGGTACTACGAAAGTATCGTTTATGGTTTTTAGAACTGGTAGTGTTTTAATTGTTGGTAAGTGTAGCGAGAAAATGCTACATGAGATTTACGATTACTTGTCTAGTATATTTACAACAGAATACAATATAATACAGGATAAGCCTGATATATGTGTTCAATCGCCAGATGTACATAAAATAAAAATAAAAAAAACTAAAACTATCACGATTCATGTATAGTTCGTATTTATCTTCATACTAAAAATATAATCAACACGGAGAATAATAGACTATTTTTTATTTACATATTAAGTCGTTTGTATATAATTAATAAATTATGTTATGGAGGGCATCCGGATTGAGGTGAATTAGGTACAATAGTAGTGCCAGTAATAGTGCCAACTCCTCCACACCCCACACCCCCTTCATATATCGATCCATCATTTACAATAGAGCCGGAATTATTAATAGTTCCGCCGCCGTTATTAATAAATCCAACGGTATCAATAGTAATAATTCCGCTATTCCCAATATTTCCGCTATTCCCAATAATTCCGCCACTATAATTATCAATATTTCCGCCACTATTATTAGTAATATTTCCGCCACTATTATTAGTAATACTTCCGCCACTATTATTATTAATATTTCCGCCACTATTATTATTAATATTTCCGCCACTATAATTATCAATATTTCCGCCACTATGATTAGTAATATTTCCGCCACTATTATTAGTAATACTTCCGCCACTATTATTAT